TCCGTCATGTTCTTGACGGTGCACCACTTGTTGAAGACGGCCTTGCTGCCCTCGGACCCGTGCTCGTCGGTGTCGATGTCCTCGAGCGTGTCCTTCAGCGCGAGCGCCGCGGTGCTGGTGAAAATCTCACTCATTGTCGCTTCCTCACTCGACGTTCGCGCCGAAGATGGCGGGGTCGGATTGCTGCGCCAGATCGAGCGCGGTGAACATCACTTGCAGGGTTACGTCGCTGGACGAGAAGTCCATCGCGTCGCCCGCCTTGCCGAGGCCAACGACCAGCAACTGAAGCTGGTTGGCGCCGCCAGCGGCGAGGTCCGCGACGTTTAGACGGGGGTTTGCCTTCGGCTGCCCGTTGCCGCTCGACAGCACGCTGTAGGCGATGCGTGCGGTCTGTCCGACCACGGCCATCGCGGCGTTCTTCGTGCCGGCGCCGATGACGGCGTTGGCGTCGATCTCGAAGATGTTGCCCGCCACGGGGATCACCGAAACGAGCGGGGCGTTGTCGCCGCCGATGCCGCCCGAGTAGGTCGTGCCCGACGTGTAGAAGCCGCCCGGACGCGGGTAGCCGCCGACGATGACGCGAGGGAACCCCACGATGACGCCGAACGAATAGTCGTCGCTGTCGGCGTTCGCGCCGGAGCTGTCCTGCCCGGTCTGCGTGAGCATGAGCGTGCCATCCTCGGCGAACTTCACGGGGTCGCCGATGTTGAGGTTCACGCTCGATCCCGCGCCCACGACGGTGACCGGCGCGTAGCCGCTCGCGATCGGGTGGGTGAAGATCTGCGGGGTGTCATTGCCGCTGATGCTGCGGACGAACCGGATGCCGTATCGGTGGGTGTTAGCCATTGTCGTCGAACCTCATGGTGAAGGTCATGGACTTCAGAACTGCCACTTGCGGCGATCGTCGCTGTCGGCGCGCACGCTCTTGATGCCCTTGAACCGCGCCGCCTCGTCATTCGAGAGCGGATCGATGTCGCGCTGCCGGATGGTCTCCTGGATGGCGTCGGCTCGCTTCCAGCCGATCTCGTCGAGAGCGCGCTTCTTCTCGACGGGGATCTCCATCAGGACCATGCCCATCGCTTTGATGGGGTCCCCCTGCTTGTATTCGTTGTAGCCGACGGTCGGCTTCGCCTCGTCGGGGTCGAACTGCGAGACCTTGTAGCCCTGGGCGAGGTACGATCCGACGTTCAGCGTCGGGTCGTTGACTTCGCTTACCCAGACGAAGTGCTTCGTCCCGTCGGAGCCTTCGAGAAAGCCGCGGTTGGCGACCTGCTCGACAGGGCGCGGCGGAGGATCCTCACGCCGCATCCCACCCTTTTTGCCCTGTACCTGCTCCGTCGCTTCAGCCACCACTGCTCCGCCTGAACTCCCACCGGGTTCAGACAGGCGCGTCGTGGGTGACGGGCTGCCGGGCTACTGTCGCGCTACAGGGAAGCAGACGGCCGGCAGCGTGTCAATAGATTGGCACGCGCTCCAATTCATTGGAGCGCCGGCGCGCGCTCACACGACCTTCTTTTCCCTCAGTCTTTTCCCGGTCTTGTTCGTCCACGCCTTGATCGCTTCCGCCTCCGGCAGGTGGTCGTAGGCGGCGATCGCCATCTGTCGCATCGCCGGGGTGAGCGCGACGCCGGCGTCGGAGCGCCCGCCGCCGCCCCCGCCGCTCGCCGCGATGCCGGACAGCTTCGCCCGCTCGCTCTGCGACGGCGCGGGTTTGGGCCCGAGCTTGAACGTCGTCATCGTCTCGCCCATGATCTCGTCGACGACCTGGGCGGTGATCTGCTCGCCGAGCGCGAGCCGCTGCTGCGCCTTGCCCTGCGCGTACTGGAAGGCGTTCGGGTTGCGGTAGACGTCCGGGTACTTCTGCACCCACACCTGCTGCGCCTGGTTCTGCTGGCGCACGGGCTCGGTCTGCGCGAGCACGCGCCGGGTGTGCACGGTGCTCTTGCGCGCCTCGATGTCGCGCGCGATCTTCTCGTAGTAGCGCTGCCGCTCCTCGGTGAGTGTGCCCGCCTTCACCTCGGCCTGAGCTGCCTTGTAGGCGTTCTGCTGCGTCTGGTAGATGTCGTCGAGCTCGCGCTCGAACTCGTCCTTGCCGTCGGCGGGCGCCGCCTGGCGCTGGCTCTGCGTCGCGCCGACCACGCCTTCGAGGCGAGCGAGCCGCTCGCGCAGCTCCGCGTTCGCCTTCTTCTCGCCTTCGAGCTCCTCGGCGGTCTTGCGCCCCTGCTGGATGATGCCCTGCAGCCGCTGCTGCCGCTTCTCCTTCCGAGTCTTGCGCTCCTCGAAGGTGTCGGTGGGCTTGTCCTCTTCGGTGATGAGCTCGTCGTCGCGGACGCTCTCGTCGTCGCTGAACGGGACGACGACGGACTGCCTATCGGGATCGCCTTGGAAATAGCCACTCATGGGTCACCACGTGTCGTTGATGTAGACGGATTGCTTTTTGCGTACGATCCACTCGCCGGGGGTTTCGGGCGAGGGCTCCGCGAGCTGGTGGCCGTAGCCATCGCCGCCGCCGACATCGACGACGCGGCGCCTGCCGGCGAGGATGTCCGCCTGCAGCGTCTCGTTACCGGCGAGGTCGCCGTCGCGCATCACGAGCACGAACATGGGTTCTCCTTCGAGCAGCTCCATGCGCCGAGCAAAGGGAACGTTCTTGTTCGTCATCACGATGTCGCCGAGCTCGTAGCCGTGGCTCATGAGGCGATCCATCGCTGTCAGCCCCGCGCTGATGAGCACGCCGCGGAATCCCTCCTGAAGGTCCTTCTGCTTCGTGGTCTGCGCGCGGAACAGGAAAGAGTTCGGCAGCTTGTCGTCTTGGTCGAACGGATCGACGGGGAAGACGAAGATGCGGTCGAAGCCGGCGGCGTACTTGAAGAAGCCGTCGGGGATGCCCCACTTCTGCCGCGCGGCTTCGAGCTTCGGGCTGAGCTTCAGCACCTCGGGCGGCGACATGCGCGCTCTGATGAGCGCCGTGCGTTTGGTGGCCGCGTCGCGCTCGGTGTCGCGCAGCTCGATGCGGACTTCGCCGCGGTCTTCGGGCTTCCACGAGCTCGTCTTCTCGGGCTCGGGGAAGGAATAGATGGGTCGTGCTGTCATGAGAGGTACACCTTGATGAATTGCGCCGGGTCGTCCGTGAGCTCCTTCAGCGAGCCGCGGATGCGGTCGCAGAGCTCGGCTTGCAGCGCGTAGCCCCGGGCCTCGCGCAGCGCGATGTCTTCGAAGCCGCCGATGAGCGCGCGGTGCGATGCCTGCAGGAACTCCTGTCGTAGCCGGAGCAGGTACTGTTCCAGCAGGTCGAGGTCACGCATGCATCACGCGGCTCCCTTCTGTTGCTGGTTCGCCGGCGGCGGCCCCGGCGGCTTCTGCGGCGGGGCGCCTGGCGGCGGACCCCCCGGTCCTGGCGGCGCGCCCGGAGGCGCCATCCCCGGCGGCGGCATGGGCGGGCTCGTCGGCACGCCGAACTGCTGCGGGGGCTGGGGCGGGGCGCCGAGTAGCCCGATGAGATCGTAGCGGTTGCGCGCTTCGAGGCTCTTCGAGATGGTCATGTGCTTGAAGGCGAAGTTGCCCGCGAGCTCGGGCACCGCGTTCGGCATCTGCACGAGCGCGTCCGCCTCCTGGATGCGCTGCGCGGTCGACGTGAACTTCAGGTCGGCGCTGATCTCGACGTCATAGGGGCGGTCGTACATCTCGCGTCCGACCGAGAAGGTCTGCCGCCCCATCGCTCCGACGGAGGGGTCGTGGTTGTTCACGCTGAACCACTCGACGTCTTCGAGGAAGATGGCGTTCAGAAGCGCGTTGTTGATGAGCACCTGCGTCACGAAGTCGGCGTACTTCTGGGTCGGAACCGAGAGCATCTTCGTCGCCTGCTCGATGCGCGCGCTGATGCCCTGCGCGGTTTCCCCGCTCTTGCCGCTCTCGCCCGAGAGCACCTCGGGGGTGTTGCTCACGGTGTTGCCGAAGCGCACGAGCATCTCGATGAGCTGCAGGAACTGCGGGTTTGCCTGCCCGAAGTCGAGCGGCAGGATGTCCTTCGAAAGGTCCGTCGCGCCCTGCACGGTGTGGAGCTTGCCCGGCGCCATCGCGATCTTGTCGCCGCCGGCGAACTTCACCCCGCCCTTGACGACGAAGTTCTTGAAGTTGCCGAGCGTCGCCTGGTCGATGAAGGCCGAGAGCGAGATGTTGGCGGCCTTGTTCTGGGCGGCGTGGATCATGCCCGTGCCGAGCCCGATGATTCCCTGCAAGGGCTCGATGTTCACGCCGTGGCTGAACATGCGGATCGGCACGCTCTCGGGCGGGCGCGGCTGCGCCTGGGGGTTGCCCTGCATCCAGTCGGGCATGGTGGGCTCGGGCGGCGGCTGGATGTCGCCGAGCGAGCGGGCCATGATGATGGCCTGCGCCGGGCCGTCGCCGTCGGCGGGCAAGGAATGCGCGAGCTCCATCGCCGAGGTCTGCGTTTGCTGCAGCTCCTGCTGAAACGCCTGGATCTCCTGCAGCCCCGCCTGGTAGCGCTGAAGCTCCTGCATCTGAAACTCGAACCGGCGCTTTTCGTACGGATCGACCCGCTCGTGAATCGAGAGCGCGAGCACGGTCTGCGTCTGGTAGTCGATGATGATCTTGCAGTAGCGGTCTCGCGCCTCGGCCGGCTCGCCCTGCGCGTCCATCGCAGTCGACGGCGGCAGGTTCGCCCAGCCCTCGTACTGGATGATGCGGTACTGGCCCTTTTGGTAGGCGGAGGAGTCGACGCCGATGCTCTTGTCGACCTGCTCGCGGAGCTCCTGCGTGAGCGTCGCATCATCCCAGTCGGGGGGCAGGTTCTTCAGCGTCGTGTCGAGATCTTCCCACGTCCCCTCCATCTTCCGGAGCTCGTGGGCGTCCATGAAGATGACTTTCGCCACCCAGGAGACATCCGAGAAGTCGGGCATGGTCGAGACGTGCGCGTTGGCGCAGACGAACTCGTTCGCCGAGAGCACCTCGTGTCTGTTGCACCGGTGCTGCGGATCCCAGTAGCTGTGACAGACGACGTCGCCGAACAGATCGAACATCAAGAGGCCCCGGTGGCCGATCTGCCGCTTGAAGTCCTTGATCCGTTTTCGGATCTGCCAGTTGCCGTGAAGCGAGAGCAGCTTCGCCGTTTTCTCGTCGTCGGGCCCGATGGGCGTGACGCCGAACACGTTCGTCCAGTTGCCGAAGAGCTCGTACGCCTGGCGCGTCGTCATCCGGATGGTGTTCTCCATCAGGATGGGCACGTGCGCGTTGGCCATCTTATCGAACGGCGGGTCTTTCGGATCGAGCAGCCCGCTGAAGAGCTTCCAGACGTCGGCGTTGTTCTTCCTGAACTTCTCCGTCGCCGCCCACGCGTTCTCGAACTCGGTGAGGCACTTGTGGCTGATGCGTTTGAGCGCCGCGCGTCCCTCGGGGTGCGCCTTGAACTCGGTGACGAGATTGACCGCGTCGGGGTCGTACTCGAAGGGGTCGCCCGCGGGCGTGTCCTGCCCGAGCTCGAACAGGTTCGGTTTCTGCGCCTCGGGGGGCGCCTCCATCCCCTCGCGGGTCTCTTCTTCACGCGGCATCGTCGGGCTCCCACTGCACGGTCACGTACTTGCCGCTAGGCACGAGCTCCTCCTCTGGCTTCCACCACCTCGCCGGTCCCTCGGAGGGCTCGGCGAGGATCTTTTGCCACTCGGGATCGTTCTCCATCGCGAGCTTGTACGCCCACGCGAGCGGGTCCGGGCGCATGCGAGGCGGCGACAGCGGCGGCGTCTCGCCCGTCTCGGGGTCGACGAGAGGCGGATCCGGAGGTGTGACAGATTCTGTCATATCAGCTCCCGTACCCGAATCCGCTCGCTTTGGGCAGAGCCTCGTCGGAGTTGTCGTTGTCGGGCCTGTCAAACTCGTGCAGTTCCATGACGATGCTCCCTCGCCCGCGGCTCGCGCGCGCGGCTCCGTAGGCGACGATGTCGAACCAGTGCTTGAGCGGGCTCTTCTTGTCGGGGATGAGCGAGTCGTTCTCGTCGACTTTGATGCTGCTGAACATCTCGGTAGTTTTCTTGCAGTTCTCGAAGATGAGCAGCGCCGGCGGGCGCCGCTCGTCGTAGTCGCGTAGCCGCTCCGTCACGCGCTCGGCGTTGCGCTGGATCGAGGCCTTGTCGGCGGGCTCCCAGTAGATGCCGTGATCGGCGAAGACCTGCGCCTTGCTCTTGCCCGAGTCGCCGCGCTCCTCCCAGAGCTGGGTGTCGGCGACGGACGAGAGCAGCCGGCTCTTGTTCTCGTTCTTGTCCCAGAACCCGAAGCTCTTCTCGATCTCAATGATGCGCTTGGCGACTTCGGCGTCCTTCATCAGCCGGAAGTTGAACTCGTAGAAGAGATACAGGTTCTCGTCGGGGTCGAGCGCGAACCAGCCGCACACGCCGTGCGTCTTGAAGCCCCAGTCCATCACGCGGAACTTGGGCCAGTCGCGCGGGATCTTGAACGGCGCGATCACGTGCACGCCCGGGTTGTAGTCGTCCTCGAAGTAGCCGCC